CTCTGGAAGCGCAGGTACAGCTAACCAATCTATTGGTATTGAGCCTCGTGCAGGTGGTGCTACTGCTGCGAAATCTGCAACTGCAGGTAACGCATTTCCATTGCAAATTCTTGCACGTATGTCTCGTTTGATGGACCAACAAAATGTTGATACACAAGGTCGATGGATCGTTGTAGACCCAGTATTTATGGAAGTCTTGAAAGATGAAGATTCACGTTTGTTAAATTCTGACTTTGGTGGGTCAGGTTTACAAAATGGATTGTCTGTGAGTAATCTACACGGTTTTCGTGTTCACTCATCTAACAACCTACCTGCATTAGGTACAGGTTCTTCAACTGTTGGTGGCTCAAACGCCTCTAACTTTGGAATCATTGTTGCAGGACATGATTCAGCAGTTGCAACTGCAGAGCAGATCAACAAAACTGAAACATATCGTGATCCTGACTCATTTGCAGATATTGTTCGTGGTATGCACCTATATGGTCGCAAGATTCTTCGCCCAGAAGCTATCGTTACTGCAGCATATAACTTGGCGTAAAGGAGGACTGAATAATGGCAACTATTACCGCAACTCTAGCTCCTGCACATGGGAGTGACTCACGTGGGCGACAGCCTTACATGGTGGAACAAACCATTGATCTGACTGCAAACAGCATTGCCCCAGGTGATGTAGTACAGGCTCTTACTGTTCCTGCAAATACACATATTGTTACTGCAGGTGTTCAAGTAACATCTTCTGCTACTCAGAACTCTGGTACTGATGCTACTGCAAGTTTAGGAACTGCTGTAGACCCAAATGAGTACGTTAATGTATTTGACATTGACGGTGCTTCTGATGGGGCATATGCACCATTAGTTACTACTTCTGGTGAAATAGTAATTACTTCTGCAGATACACTTGATGTAACTCTTGCAGGTTCAGGTGCATCATTTACTGCAGGTACACTACGTGTGTACGCAGTAATGATGGATGTTAGTGCACTTGGTGAAATGACTGCTAATGAAGTAGATCGTGACACACTCGCATAATTAAACTTTAGGGGGCAGGGCAACTTGCCCCTTTCATCTTATTTAAAGGTTATACAAATGGCAACTACGTACATTACATTAGTAAACGATGCATTACGAAGACTTAATGAAGTTACCTTAGATATATCAGGTGACGGTTTTGATACTGTACGTAATGTACAAGGTCTAGTTAAAGATGCTGTAAATAACAGTATAAGATTAATAATACAAGACGGTCAAGAATATCCTTTTTTAAAAACAACTAATACTCAAACATTAACTATAGCCCAAAGAACATATGATTTTCCTACAGACATGGGTACTGTAGATTGGGATTCGTTCTTTTTGAAAAAAACCAGTGGCCTAGATAATACACCTAGACATCTTAAAACAATAACTTATAATGATTATATACAAAATTATCGTACACAAGATGATGAAGGAGATCAAACAAATGGTATAGGTAAACCTTTATTTGTTTATCAAACACTAGAAGAAAAGTTTGGTGTTACCCCTCTTACTGATGCAGCGTATGAAGTAGAATATGTTTACTTTACTTTTCCTGCAGATTTATCGTTACATACAGATACAACAATTATACCTGATAGATTTAAACATGTTATAATTGATGGTGCTATTATGTTTGTTATGAGATTTAGAAGCAACGAACAAAGCGCAGCTATACATCAACAAAATTTTGAAGAAGGTATAAAAGCAATGAGGCGAATATTATTGGATGACAATTTATATGTAAGATCAACAGTAATAAATCGTCCACAGTCTAGTACTTTTAATAGTGTAATTTAATGCCAGATAATTTAGGATCATTTAAAGTTTTCTGTCAGGGTGGGCTAAACACTAGTAGAGATGTTTTATCCCAAGGTGAAACTTCACCTGGATCTGCTATAAAACTTACCAATTATGAGCCTTCTGTTACTGGTGGTTATCGTAAGATAAGCGGATTTAGTAATGATTTTGGAACGGTAACAGGCACAGGAAATGTGCTTGGAGTCTGTGTAGCTAATGGTATTAATGACGGCATACTAGCTTGTAGAACCCCCTCTAGCGGTAATAATTATTTACATAAATGGAATAACTCTACAAGTGCATGGGATGCCGTAACTACTTCTGGATCACCTACCATGTCGGGTGTAACAAAAGTTAGGTTTACTAAATATAATTTTGGTAGCCCAAAGGTAATACTTACAGATGGAGTAAACCCTGCAGCTACATATGACGGCTCAACTTACACTCAGATAACACACGCTAACGCCCCCGATGATCCCAAAGTATCTGCAATATGTAAAAATCATTTATTTTTAGCAGGTGATCCTAACGAAGATACTAATTTATATTTTAGTGCACCTTTAGCAGAAACAGACTTTAGTGCTGCTAACGGTTCTGGTGTTATAAATGTAGGTTTTCCTGTTGTAGCAATAAAGACTTTTCGTGATGCTTTGTTTATTTTTGGCACTAACAACATCCGTAAGCTTGTTGGTAATAATATTTCTAATTTCGTATTAGAATCAGTTACAGATAATCTTGGATGTTTAGCTATAGACAGTGTTATAGAAATAGGTGGTGATTTACTATTTCTTTCACAGGATGGTCTACGTCCTATTTCAGGTACAGATAAAATTGGTGATGTAAATCTAGAAACTGTATCAAAAGACATTCAGTCAGTCTTTACGGATGTTGTTTTTGATATTGACTTAGATGGCTTAAATGCTGTTGTTGTCAGAGGCAAAACACAATTCAGGTATTTTTTCTCTGCTGTTGATACGCAAGGTATTATAGGTGGATTTAGACAAACACCTAATGGATTACAGTTTGAGTATGGGCAATTACTAGGTATTACAGCTACCTGTGCAGACAGTGGTTATATAGGACAAAACGAATTTGTATTACATGGAGATAGTACAGGTAAAGTTTATAGACAAGAAAAAGGTAATAACTTTGGAGGAAGCGATATATTTAGTGCTTTTCAAACTCCTTATTTTTATATGGAAGACCCAGAGCAACGTAAAATATTTTATACTATAGCAACTTACTTACGCTCTGAGGGTGATAATGAAATACTAATGTCAGCAGTGTATGATTACGAAGATGTAAATGTATTAAACCCCAATGACTTTACAATAAGTAATGCAAATGCTGCTGCTTATTATAACGAAGCTGCATATGCTGCTGCTGATGCTACTAGTGGTGCTGTTTACGATGGTAGTCCTGCGCCTATACGAAGAACAAATGTATCAGGATCAGGAAAATCAGTTTCAATAAGATATGTTACAAATGACACAAAACCTTCACACAGTATACAAGGTTTAGTAATTACATTTGGGGTAGGAGATAGGTTATAAAATGGCAGGTTATTCAAGGCAATCCTCAACAACTATACAGCCTAATGAGGTTATTAAAGCTGCACCAGTAAACGCAGAGTACAATGCATTAAGAGATGCGTTTGCTGTATCAGGTGGACACAAACACGATGGTACTTCTACTGAAGGTGCATATGTGCCTCTTATAGCTGATACTGATGCGTTAAACAAAGTTGTAGTAGATACAGGTAACAATAGACATGGGGTGTTTGTCGAGGTTTCCTCTTCAGCAGTTGAACAAGTTAGATTTCAAGACGGTGTAATTGTACCCGTAACAAATAATGACATAGATTTGGGTACAAATTCTGTAGAGTTTAAAGATTTATTTCTGGATGGCACAGCTACAGTAGACACACTTCAAGTAGATGAAAATGCTACAGTGACAGGCAACCTTACTATAAACGGAAACACTACTCTTGGTAACGCTGCCTCAGATACTGTTACTGTTACTGCTGACGTTGCCTCTCCTCTTATCCCTTCTGATGATGACACACATGACCTTGGTGCTGTAGGCTCTGAGTGGCGTGATTTGTATGTTGATGGTACAGGATATATAGATAGCCTTGTAGCTGATACTGCAGATATTAATGGTGGTACAATTGATGGTGCAGTCATTGGTGGTAACAGTGCTGCTGCAGGTAGTTTTACTACAGTAGGCTCTTCTGGTTTAGCCACATTAAACTCACTTACAGTAACAGGTGCTACTGCTCTTAATGGTGGTCTTACTATGGACACCAACAAGTTTACTGTCGCAGATACAAGCGGTAACACTGCAATAGCAGGCACGTTAGATGTTACAGGTCAAACAACTGTTGCTGACTTTACAGCTACAGGAACTACTGTGTTACCTGCTACATCTTTTGGCGATAACAATATTACTAATGTAGGTGATATTGCATTAGATAGTATTAGTGCAGATGGTAGTACAATTACTATTACAGGTAATACTACTTTTGCTGATGGCTCTTTTGACTTTAATATAGCTTCTCATGATGGCACAAATGGTCTTGCTTTAGGTGGTACTGTAGTAACAGCCAGTGCAGCAGAGTTAAATAAACTAGATGGTGTAACTGCGACAACTGCTGAACTAAATATATTAGCAGGAGGAACTTCAGCTACTTCAACGACTGTAGCAGATGCAGATCGTGTTGTAATAAATGATAATGGTACAATGGTACAAGTTGCTGTTACAGACCTTGCTGAATACTTTGATGATGAAATTACAGCAATGCCAAATCTTGTTAGCACAGGTGCTCTTGACTCTGGATCTATTACATCTGGTTTTGGTACTATTAACACTGGCTCTAGTACAATTACCACTACAGGAGCTATTACAGGTGGTAATCTTATAGTATCTGATGGAGGTAATATAGGTTCATCTAGTGATACAGATGCAATATCAATTGCTTCTGGTGGTAATGTTACTATGAGTCAAGACTTAATAGTTACAGGCGATTTAACTGTTAGTGGTACAACCACTACAGTAAACAGTACTACAGTTACAATAGACGATCCTGTTTTTACTATTGGAGGTGATACAGCCCCTGGATCAGATGACAACAAAGATCGTGGTATAGAGTTTAGATACCACACAGGTTCTGCTGCTAAAGTAGGATTTTTTGGTTTTGATGACAGTGCAGGTAAATTTACATTTATACCAGATGCAACAAACAATAGTGAGGTTTTTTCAGGCACAGCAGGAACGATTGTAGCCAATCTTGAGGGGGCTGTTACGGGAAATGCTTCAACTGCTACAACATTAGCAACTGCTAGATCTATAGCAGGTCAGTCTTTTGATGGTTCTGCTGATATAAACATTGCACCTACAGATTTAACAAGTGTAACTGCCGATGCTAGTGAATTAAATATTCTGGATGGTACTACTTCTGCCACAGCAACTGACCTTGCAGATGCTGACAGAGTTGTTGTAAACGATGCAGGAACTATGAAGCAAGTAGCTCTTACTGACTTTGAGACTTACTTTGAAGGAGCTTTAGACACACTTAGTAATGTAACAACAGTTGGTGCTCTTAACAGTGGTAGCATAACAAGTGGCTTTGGAGCTATAGATAATGGCTCAAGTAACATTACTACATCAGGTACTATACAGTTTGGTAATCTATCAGATGGTACAGTGTCAGTTACTGATATTGCAGATGAGGACGACTTTAGTAGTAACAGTGCAACTAAACTTGCAACACAACAATCTATTAAAGCTTATGTAGATAGTACAGCAGGTCAAGCCAACAACGTTACAGGTCTTAATGCTACAGGTCCAGAGCTTAACGCAGTGGCAGATTTTACTGCCGTAAGTGTTGATACAAGTACAGCTATAGCTAATAACGATGCTATACTAATGTTTGATAACGGTAATGAAATAGGTTATCGTGACGTAGATTTGCTTGATGATTATTATGCAAGCACAACTAAAACTCTAACAAACAAAACTCTTACATCTCCTGTTGTAACTGGGCTACATCTTAACGACTCAGGCTTTACTGTAGAAGGTTCTAGTGCAGATGATAACGAAACTACAGTCAGTTTTACAAACCCAACCGCTGATCGTACTGTTACTTTTGGTGATGTTACTGGTACTGTTATTGTCGGTAATCTTGCAGGTGGGGTAGATCAAAATTTAGATATTACACTTTCAAATGGTAGAATGGTATCATTTGGTGCAGGTAGTGCAGGTACAGCAAATGCGGTAAAAAGTAATTCTGTAACGGGTCTTGTATTTGCAGCAGGTGGTACTAGCAATGACATTCTTACAGTCAACAGCACTTTTGGTACGTTATTAAAAAACGGTAAATCATATGGCTATTTTGACAGTACAGGTAATTATGCTACTCTTTTATCTGCTACAGATGCTACAGCAACAAGAACAATTACGTTTCCTGATGACACAGGCACTGTAGCTTTAACAAAAGATGTAGCCTCAACAGGAAAAGCTATTGCTATGGCAATGGTATTTGGATAATAAAGGAGTTATTAAATGGCAAATCCAAATGTAGTTGCAGTAAGTAGTATTCAAGCTCAAACAGTGCTAGATGCTGACGTTG